ATCCATAGCAACTCCGTAACACACAGCCAACAGAGGCATTGAAAGTACCACAGTGAACCACTCGTCTTTCCACGAGGTTGCACTAGCAGCAGCCATCTCTTGTTCCCACGTAGCTGTGTTCTTGATGACTTCCATCTTAGCTACGTGTTTAGCTTGTGACTGCTCGTGCTTGTTACTGAGCCAAGTCTTAGCGAGTCCAGCGATAGGGCCAATGAGTGCAGTCCACATATCAGTCTTCCTTAACGAACCGACCTTTTTCGTCACGCTTGCGTTTCTTTGCAAAAAAACCTTGAACTGTATCGGTTTCCCAGATACGTATTCCTGTCCAGACAATAGTAAACAAAGCGGCAACAGGTGGTAGTAGTGACCCAAGTGCCCCTAGCATAGTACCTACGCTCATTACATCAATTACTTGTTTTGCGGACTCATCCATTACTAACCCCTTGTATAATACTTATGGTTGTCCAGATAATCCCAGCGGTGACCATTAGGCCCAAGATAATTGCTGATACATCTAGCATACGTCTTTGCTTTCTTCGTTGCTTGTAGATCATTTGTTCACGTTTGGCTCTTATGTCACGACGCATCTGTATCATTTCGTTGTACGTGTCCTGACCGTAAGAGTACATGATTAACTCTCTGATCTGCTTCTCTTGTTCTTCTATCTTCTTCTTTGCTATAACAGCGTTTAACGCTTGTTCTTCTACAGAGCTACCGTCAAACAACTTCTTGAATAACGGTGGGTTCTCTGCTTCCTTCTCTGCTTCACGTAAGTCAGAAACTAATCCGTACCACTGGCCTAACTTCTGAGCTACGTGTTCAATCTCTGCGCCTCTGGATACAAGGACTTCTATACCCTTGAACGCAGTAGACGCCATAGCTACCAGAGATATAGGATCCATTCATCGGTTACTCTGCGTCAGGATCAACCCAATCGGGGTTTTGTGTCCATGTGGTGCCGTCAAAAGTATACTTATTACCTATCCAATCGCTAGGCGCGTTAGTGACGTTTTCTGTAATAGTCGCATTACTAGAATTTAGGTCGTTAATAATAAATTGAGCGGGATCGCCCACGACAATATGATCGGAATTGGTAGTAATCGCCACACTGTCATCAAGCAAGTATTTTGACAATCCGGTTGCAGTTTCTATAATGGTTTTCATGTTTTACCCCTTAACAATAAGCTGAGTTGATGATACGGCCGTTCCTGCAAACACTTCTGGGCTGTCGGCAGTCAAACCAAGCGAGCCATCGGTTTGCACATAATACTTTTGACCTGCGGTTAATCCGGTCTGGGCGTCATCCACAGACCCGACAAGCTGAATGGTTGCTGTTGTTGCGTCAGAGTAGGCGGCATCAGAAATGCCAATATAATTTTCTGCGGTAAGGTTGGTAGTAGTAGACGTATTTGACAACACTACACCCGTTCCATAAGCAGAGTTCCCATCATCCCTGTAAGCTATAACCACCTTTTGAGCGTTAGAATCGTAGGTGGCTGACATATAACTGTTAGAAGCACTTTCAAAGACGACTGCTGTGCCAAAGCTAATAGAAGTACCACTAACAGTACCGACAATAGCCGTTCCATAGCTAGAGTTCCCACCATCACTATAAGCTATAACTACTTTTTGGATAGTGGAGTCATAGGTAGCTGAAATATTAGTGCTATTAGCACTTTCAAAGACAACGGCTGTACCGAAACTGATTGATGTGCCACTCACTGTCCCGACAATAGCCGTACCATAACTAAGGTTCCCACCATCTCGATAAGCTATAACTACTTTTTGGTTAGTGGAGTCATAGGTAGCTGAAGTATTAGCGCTACTAGCGCTTTCAAAGACAACGGCTGTACCGAAACTGATTGATGTGCCACTGACAGTACCAACAATAGCGGTTCCATAATCAGAGTTTCCTTGGTCTTGATAGGCTATTACCACCTTTTGAGCGTTAGCATCATAGGTAGCTGAAATATGCTCAATAACAGCACTTTCAAAGACAACGGCTGTACCAAAGCTAATGGATGTGCCACTGACAGTACCGACAACAGCCGTTCCATAATTAGAGTTCCCAGCATCCCGATAAGCTATCACTACTTTCTGAGCATTAGAATCGTAGGTAGTTGACATAAAAGCGCTACTAGCGCTTTCAAAGACAGCCGCTGTACCGAAACTGATTGATGTGCCGCTAACAGTGCCGACAATAGCCGTACCATAACTAACGTTCCCAACATCCCGATAAGCTATAACCACCTTTTGAGCGTTAGCATCATAGGTAGCTGAAATATAAGTACTGCTCGCACTCTCGAAAACAACGGGTGTGCCAAAACTAATGGATGTACCACTCACTGTCCCGACAATAGCCGTTCCATAATTAGAGTTCCCAGTATCCCTATAAGCTATTACCACCTTTTGAGCGTTAGCATCATAGATAGCTGAAACATAATCGATTAAAGCACTTTCAAAGACAACGGGTGTGCCTGCTGTGGGGGGGTCAATGGGGGTGTCAGTCTCAGCAACAACACTCACCGTGCCATCACTGTTTACAATGACCAGATCACCGTTTGCTAATGCGCCTGATGCCGTAGCGGTTAAAGTTGGGCTTGGATTAATATTGTCAATCTGAGATTGTATGTTTGACGTAACGCCATCAACGTAGTTAAGCTCTGTGGCTGTGGCAGTAACGTCACTAAGCTGGCTTGCGGTAATAGACAAAGCCGCCTCGTGTTGTGTAACAGAAGCCTCAGTAACTACAATAGTAGGATAGGTAGTCAATACCCAGTTACGCACAGCGGCGTTAGTAGGAATCTGGGTATCGCTGTTAGCAAAGGTTTCGCTAGAGGTTGTAATAGCTCCAGCGTCCATATCAGAAAACGTAACGCTAGTCAGGTAACCTTCTGTGCTGTGGTCGCCCCATCCGTAAGCTGTATCCCAGTTAGAAACGTTTAGGTTAGAGCCTGTGACAGCACCAGAGAACGTGCCTGTAGTGCCTGAGATAGCCGCTGTTGAACTAGCGCCAATAACAGTACCATCAATGTTACCACCGTCAATGTTGGCTGTAGTAGCTGTCAGGGAACTAAATGTACCAGCCGCAGGAGTAGTACCACCGATTACAGTATTGTCTACTGTTCCTGCGTTGATGTCTGCTGTAGTAGCAGTAAGTGAACTAAACGTACCAGCACCCGGAGTAGAACCACCAATAGTTACACCGTCAATCGTACCGCCGTCAATGTTAGTTGTTACGTTACCGCCTGAAAAATCAACTGTACCTGTAGCAGTAATACCATCAAACGTAGCAGTACCAGTAAACGTAGGACTAGCACTATTAGATTTAGTGGCTACTGCCGTAGCAATAGCATCAAATTCTGTATCAAACTCTGCACCACGAATAACCTTATTAGTGTCACCCGTAGGCAGAGAATCTTTAACAGTAAAATTAGTAAACTTTACGTAATTAGTCATAAGGTTATCCTATTTAACTTTTAGTTAAACACCCTGTTATCAAGACGTTTAAATAAAAGGGGGCCAGTTACGACCCCCGTAGAGTTTACTCGTCGCAAACAGCGAGGATAAATCCTGCTTCGGGACGGTAAGTTTCAACACCGTACAGCGTGTCAGACGTAAACAGCGTAGACAGGTATTCCTGCTTGTACTGAGTCTGAGAACGTACAGCGAGTTGCTCTGCCATTACCAAAGCATCCTTGTGGAAGAACAAACAACCACGAGTATCAGCGGTAGAAGCAGTGTTCTGAGCGGCAACTTCCAGTACAGGAGCGTTGCTAGACACGTAAATGTCTACACCGTACAGGTTACCAATCAGGCCTGACTCAACGCCACGGCCACCAACAAAGTCGGAAGACACGTAACGATCAATGCCCATCAAAGACTTACGTACAGCAGGAGGAACAACGAGAACTCGTCCGTCCATAGGTACGTCAGCATCGTCCATCAGCTTGATAGCCTCACGGAAGCCAAGGTCAGTGAAGTTGTCACCAGTAGTAACAGTG